CGGATCACCAACCCAGCGTGAACGCGTGTGGGACTGGTGGCAGTCCGTCCTCCTCACCCGCCTCGAACCCCAGGGCTCAGTGCTGCTGGTCAACACCCGCTGGGACGACGACGACCTCTCCGGCCGGCTCCTCAAGGAAGAACCAGACGACTGGATCGTCATCGACCTCCCCGCCATAGCGCTCACCGCCGACGACCCCCTCGGACGGGCCCCGGGCCAAGCACTGTGGCCCGAGCGGTACAACGAGGACGACTACGCCCGCATCCGCAAGTCCGTCGGCGAACGCGTCTGGTGGGCGCTCTACCAGCAACAGCCCCGCCCCCTCGAAGGCGGCGTATGGCAATGGGCGTGGATCACCGCCAACCGGGTCAGCCCAGCAGCGTTCCGCGGCGTCGACCTCGCCCGGGCGCTCGTCGCCATCGACCCCTCCGGCGGATCCGGACGCGCCAACGACGAAACCGGCATCACCGCCGCCGGCCGCGACACCGCCGGAGAGCTGTACCTGCTCGCCGACCGGTCCGGACGGCACGGCGCGAACACCTGGGGCACCGAAGCCTGCCTCCTCGCCATCGACACCGACGCAGACGCGTTCGTCGTGGAGACCAACTTCGGAGGCGACATGACCCGGCAAGTCCTCGTCCAGGCATGGCAGGAGTTGGAACGCGCTGGCCGAACCGACGGCCGGCCCATGCCGCGGATCATCGAAGTGAACGCCAAGCAGGGCAAGCGCCTACGTGCCGAACCGATCGCCCAACTGTACGAGCAAGGACACGTCCACCACGTAGGGGAGTTCCCCGAACTGGAACGCCAGATGGTCACCTGGATTCCCGGCATGGACTCCCCGGACCGCATGGACGCCGCCGTCCACGCCCTGACCGAACTCGCAGACCCCGCCGCCGCCAACGCCGGCGCATCCCGCCCAACCGACCAGCGGCTCCGCGGCCGCCGATAGCCAGGGGAACCCCCACAGCCCCGCGCCCGTACTCTGGTGATCAGGCGCGGGGCCTGCCACACGGCAGGAACGTCTGTTGTGGAGGGGCACCGGTGGGCCTGCGCGAGGTCGTCATCCACGCCTGGTCGTGGCTCAACTACAAACCCGTCTACTCCGACCGCGACGGCATGCCCAGCCGACGCGTCTTCCCCGAGTCGACCGCCATGTGGGTCCCCGAGGAAGACCACCGAAGGCTCGCCGCGTACAAACTCCTCGCCGCCTACGACAACAACCAGGCCGCCGAACTCGCCGAAGTCGCCGGCGACCCCCTCGCCCGGGACAAGCGGGAGTACGGCGATCCGTCCATGTTCGTGGAGACAGTCATGTCCCACGTCCTGGGCCGCGAGCAGACCATCACCGTCGCTGAAGCCGACCACGACAGCGACACCCCCACCCCCGAACAGGCCATGGCCGCCCGCGTCCAAGACCTCCTGCGGGACTGGGCTGAGGACGAGCAGCTCGCCATGCGCATCCAGCAAGGCGAACGCAAGGCCGTGGCCTTGGGAGACGGCGTGTACCGGCTCGCCTGGGACCCCGGCCGGATGCGGCCCACCCTCCGCGTCCACGACCCCGGCTTCTACTTCCCCGTCCTGCCCGAGGACGGCGACGCCGGCGACTACCCCACCCGCGTCCACTTCGCTTGGGAACTCCCCGCCGACCTCCGCCGCGGCCTAAAAGCCCGGCTGCGCCGCATCACCTACGAACTGGACTGGATCCGCCCCGCCACCGCGTCCGGAGTCGACGAGAGCAGCCGGCCCGTCCGTGCTCCCCTGCCCGTCCCCGAGGCGGACCCCGACAACCCCGACGGTGAGATCCCCCCGCCCCTCACCCCCGGCGACCTGTACAACCCGGCCAGCGGAGCGATCTCCCGCCAGTACCCGTGGAACGACACCCCCTCCTACGTCACCTGCTACCTCACCGACGCCACCTGGCTCCTGGAAGACCTCAAGGGCAGCCCGGACGTCGACAGCCTCCCCCTGTCGCAGGCCACATTCGCGACCCGCAACGACGGCGAAGTCCTGGACCACCTGGACCTCCTCATCGACTTCGTCCCGGTGATCCACCTCCCCAACACAGTCCCCCCTGCTGAGGAGCACTGGGGGCAGAGCAGCCTCGCCAAGGTGCTTCAGGTGTTCGACGAACTCGCCAGCTCCGACACCGACTCCTCCAAAGCGTCCGCAACGACCGGCTCCCCGACGATCGCCATGTGGGGCAAGGCCGCCACCAGCGGTATCGACACCGCGGAAGTCGTCCCCGGCATGATTTTCAAGCTGGGGGAGGGCGGCGGCATGACCGCCCTGAACACCAGCGCCAACCTCGCCGAACTCCGCAACCAGATCCACGACCTGTCCGACCGGGCCGCCAAAGTCGCCCGCCTTCCCGCCGTAGCCCTCGGCACCGTCGACCCCTCCCAGGTGCCCTCCGGGTACGCCATGGACGTCTCCCTCGGACCACTGGACGCGCTCATCGCGTCCATGCGGCTCGCCCGCGACCACAAGTACGCGCTGCTCCTGAAGTTCGTCCAGCGCCTTTACCTGGCCGGCCAGCACCCCGCCTGGACGGGCGTCACCCCCAGGCCCGCCAAGCTCGCGTTCGGCTCGTACAAGCCCACCGACAAGGCCGCCGTCCTCGAACTCGCCGCCAGCGGCGTGGAGAAGGGCGTCATCTCCCTCGAGACCGCCGTCAAAATGCTCGTCGAAGCCGGCTTCCCCATCGAAGACGCCGCGCAGGAGATCGAACGCATCCAGTCCCGCCAGTTCGACAAGGCCCGCAACCTCGCCGACGCCACCGGCGACACCGGCCTCGTCGGGAAGTTCCTCGGAGTGAACGTCACCCCCGGCACACAGCCGGACGGTGGGGGCACACCGCCCACGCCAGTCCTCCCTCCCACCGGCAACGACCCCGGCCGTGACCCGGCCGGAACCGGCCCAGAGGGAAGCGGGGGGAACACGACGTGAGATTTGTGGTGTCCTTGATCTCAGGCGCGGGGCCTGACAGGAGTCTGGGAGGACTTGTCTCCATGCGTCGCCCCACGCATCACCGCTTCGGCCCCACCGCCGCCCCCGGCTGGGCCCACCCCTACACCGGCCTCACCGGCCTCACCGTCTTCTACAACGACGGCGGCGACCCCCCGGCCGGGGACCCCGCGCCCGCGACACCGCCGAAGCCCGGACCGCCTCCCGCCGCCACCGTGTCCATGTCCCAGGACGAACTGAACGCGCTCGCCGCCCGGGAGAAGTCCCAGGGCGAACGCGCCGGCGCCCGCAAAGCCCTGGAAAAGTTCGCCGAAGACCACGGCTTCAGCAACGCCGACGACGCGGCCGCGTTCATCGCCGCAGCCCGCAAGGCCCAGCAGGACGCCCTCAGCGAAGAGGAGCGCCGCCGCCAGGAACTGGAGCAGCGCGAGCAGGAACTCGCCGCCCGGGAGACCGCCGCGATCAGCCGCGAACGGGCCGCGATCCGCAAGGCCGCCCTCGTCCAGCTCGGTGCGACCGGCAGCGACCTCGAGGACGCCCTCGCCCTCCTCGAACGCGACCTGCGCGACACCCCCGACGCCGACGAGAACGCAGTCCAAGCCGCAGCCGAAGCCCTCAAGGCCCGCCGCGAAGCCCTCTTCGGCATCACCCCCGCCCCCCAGCCCAACTCCATGCCGCCCGCCCCCGGCGGCGCCCCGGCCGGCGGGCCCCCGCCCCGCCAGACCCCGACCGGGAAGCCCGGCGACCGCGGCCGCGAGATGGCCCGCAGGCGCGGCCACATCCGCGACGCCGCCTAAGACCACCCCGGCCCGCACGGGCCGGGGACAACGGGACCACGCCCTCTCCTCGTGGACGCGCACCCGCTGGGTGCTGCTGTCACCCACACCGGTTTCACCAGGAGAAGGCCGTGAACGACTTCCAGCCCTACTCCTACACGGACACCGTCACGGCCGACCGGCCCTGGCTCGCGTCCCTGGTAGGAGTCCAGGACACCAACACCATCACCCTCGACCTGACCAAGTTCACCGAGGGCACCCACTACACGGTTTCCGCGAACCCGATGCTCCAGGGCCGCAACGTGATGAAGTCCGGCATCCCGCTGGGCAAGATCACCGCATCCGGCCTGTACGGCCCCTACTCGGGCCCGCGCAGCGAGGTGCAGACCGTCACCATCACCGGCGGCCCCACCGGCGGCACCTACACCCTCACCTTCAGCGGCCAGACCACCGCGGCGATCCCCTACAACGCGACCGCCGCGCAGGTGAAGACCGCCCTGGAGGCCCTGTCCAACGT